GCTGAAGAAGAGGAAGAGGAAGAAGCTGAAGAAGAAGAAGCTCCTGAGGGAGAAGAAGAAGGTGAAGAAGAAGAGGAAATGGAAATCGAAGACATGTCAGTTGAAGATCTAAAAGACCTAATCAGAGACATCGTTGCACAAGAAACAGGTCAAGAAGAAGAAGCAGACTTAGAAGCCGGAGAAGAAGGTCCAGAAGGACAAGAAGATATGGTAAGCATGGATGGTGATTCAGAAGAGATCGATATCAACGAATTGTTAGCAGAATTAGAAGGAATGGACGAACAAGAACTAGACGAAAAAGGCGGAGGGTACATGAAAGAACCATCTGACACAGGTGCTGGTGGAGCTGCAGAATTAGAAAAAATGGTAAAAGCAATTGCTGCTAAAACCGGAAAATCTTACGAAGCAATTTCTCAATTTCTTTATGGTGGTAAAAAAGCAACACCTGCTGAATTTGAAGAATCAGTTCAAAACAAAGAAGATCTTCAAGAAGCTCTTAAAGCAGTTAAAATCTTGAGAAACCAACTTCAAGAAGTTAATCTTCTAAATGCAAAATTACTTTATGTAAATAAAGTATTCAAATCAACTAACTTATCTGAAGGTCAAAAAGTAAATGTTATCGCAGCATTTGACAAAGCCGAAACAGTTAAAGAAGTAAAATTAGTTTTCGAAACAGTTTCTAAAAATGTAGTTACTAAACCAGCTGCAATTAAAGAGCACAGATCTTTTGCTTCTAAAGCAACAGGAACAGCTACAACAACCGCACCAAAAGAAATTCTATCAGAAGTATCTGAGCAAGTTCAAAGATGGCAGAAGTTAGCAGGAATCATTAAATCATAAAAATAAAAAAACAAAAACAACCAAATGGAATTAAATCAATTATTCGAAGGTTCAAATAACTACAAGACTTTACAAGCTGACGCAGCTCGTTTGTCTGGTAAATGGGCCAAATCAGGTTTGTTAGAAGGAATTTCTAACGAAATCGAAAAAAACAACATGGCTATGATTCTTGAGAATCAAGCAAAACAAATCGTATCTGAAGGTAACGCAACTGGAAACGGTGCAATTGGAACAACCTCTGGAAACGCAGCAGGTGGTGCTGAACAATGGGCTGGGGTAGCTTTACCTTTAGTTCGTAAAGTATTCGCTCAAATCGCAGCTAAAGACTTCGTATCTGTACAACCAATGAACTTACCTTCTGGTCTTGTATTTTACTTAGACTTTAAATACGGTACTACTGTAAACGGAAGAACAGTAAACGATAACCTATATGGTAACGTTTCTACAGCAAACGACAAGATGGGTGTTGACGAAGAAGTAGCAGGTGGTTTATACGGAGCAGGTCAATTTGGTTACTCAATCAACCAAACTTCTTCAGCAGGACCATTAACAACTACAGGATCAGCAGTATCATCATCTGTAGGATATGACCAAGATCGTACTATTGCCAACTACTTTACATTTGCTTTCCCAACTTCTTCACTTCCTAGTGCAGATTTAGAAGGTGTAAGAGCATTTAGATTAGTATCAGCATCTGCAGACATTACAACTAACCCAGAATACACATTCGTATCTGCATCTACAGCAGGAGTTTATGTAACCTTCGTAGTAGCTAAATCAGGTGTAGGATCAGTAACAGCAACAGCTGTAACAACTGGATCATTCATAGCATCTGTTAAATATCAAAAACAACCATCTGACAACACAAGAGGTGACTTTGAAGATACTACAGCTTCTACAGCATTAGGTACTATTAACATCCCAGAAATCAACGTGTCTCTTGCTTCTGAAGCAATTGTTGCTAAAACAAGAAAATTAAAAGCACAATGGACTCCAGAGTTCGCACAAGATTTGAACGCTTATCACTCAATCGATGCTGAAGCAGAATTAACTTCATTATTATCTGAATATATCTCTATGGAGATTGACTTAGAGTTAATGGATATGTTGATTCAAGATGCAGCTACAACTGAAAGATGGTCAGCTAAAAACAACAAAGTATGGAATGGAACTAACTGGACTACTCCAACTGTAGCTACAGACGGTTTCTACAACACTCAAGGTGGTTGGTTTGGAACTTTAGGAACTAAAGTACAAAAAGTATCTAACAAAATTCACCAAAAAACCTTAAGAGGTGGAGCTAACTTCTTAGTATGTTCTCCTTCTGTAGCTACAATCCTTGAATCAATTCCTGGATATGCAGCAGATACAAACGGTGACAAAATGGACTTCGCAATGGGTGTTCAGAAAGTAGGTAACTTGAATTCTCGTTTCAGAGTTTACAAAAATCCTTACATGACTGAAAACGTAATCCTTATGGGTTATAGAGGATCTCAATTCTTGGAAACAGGTGCAGTTTATGCTCCTTACATTCCATTAATCATGACTCCACTTGTATACGATCCAGTATCTTACTCCAAGAAAAGGTATCATGACTCGTTACGCTAAGAAAATGATCAGACCAGAATTCTACGGTAAGATCTTTGTTAGTGATCTAGC